AGTTTAAATAATCAACAACTTCATTATAAACCCATCTCGATGTATTGTCCGTAATCTTAACAGATCTTGGAAACTTTCCTTGCTTCTGTAATCGATAAATGGATGATTCAGCTAATGATGTCATTTCAGCAACTTGCTTGATCTTAATAAACTTATGTGAATAGATATTCATAAACACTCCGGGTTAAATTGTTTGTGATCATTGACTTCTCCGGAGCACACTGCTTCGATATAGAACTCATGTTCGGTTATCATATCCTGGTAATCCATTTCACCAGCGATCGCCAGGATAACAATAAAGTAAGTACAAACTGCGATATGTTTAAAAACCAATGTCATCTTCATCTGGCGGTGTGGCTCTTTGTTGTTGTTGTGGTGCAGTTTGCTGTTGATCTTTAACTTCAAACAAACTAACTGCAATAGAATCTCGTGGATTCCCATTACCATCTACAGTAACTGGAAGGCCAGCGGGATTAAATGTTCGTTCAATTAAAAGATATTTACTGCCATCTTTGCCAGGCATAACCGCACCAATGTTTTTCCATCGGTTTTTTTCTTTGCCTGTATTGTCAATATACTTTCCTGTTGATACTGATAAATCATATAACTTTGCCATCTTATTCTCCTATACGGTTTTTAGTATTAGCCTCAATGTACGCTAGTACATCTGACTCTCTATAACGGACTGCTCCGTTTATTCCAAACTTCACGAATGGAATTGAACCAATTCCAACTCCTGAACTTCTCGAATTTGCCAAAGTCTTTGACTCAATGCCAAACATCTCAGCTACTTGGTGTGTATTGAACAACTTTTGTAGTGTTGCCATCTTATTCTCCGTTGTAATTAATTAATTTATATCGCGCATGCCAACCTTTTATTCCTTCAACATTTGTATGAGGTTCTTCAATAGTTTCAATATCGAACCCATCTTTATGTTTTAGATCAGCAATTCTTTGAGTTAGTGAAGTTCCTGGTGGAAAATCAAACGCGGTAATACCGCCATTCGGCCAGGCTTCAACTAGCTTTTTTAATATTCTTTTCTTTAGGGACATCTTGATCTCCTTTATTGATTAACTTTTGCTTCATTGCTTCAGCACCTTTTACTTCTTGATCAACCACAACAGCGTCAACTACTTTTTCATCATAAGTAAATTCATCTGGTAAATAAATACCAGCAAAACCAAACGCTGTTCTAATTGCCTGGGCCTTGGCTCTATGCTTCATCATTCGATTAGGCATACGCTTCCAAAGATCAGTATTCTTTCTGCATTCTGAAAGGAACTCAGTTTCAACTACTGGATGAGATCTATCTTTTCTCCAAACAGTTGCTGTCATACCAATCATGTTTCCATCTTTATCATTAACAACTTCTGTTTGAATACCATCAAACTCTGGATGTCTATTAGCTAACTTGATCCAGCCATCAATTCCAACTAAAGGCTGCAATCCATTTCGTGAAGGAAACGCATAGATCTCCTTGGTCACTGGATTTAAGTTATATTCATTTGCAACAAGTAGTAGCTGGGCAAGAGATAACATATCCATATTCTTACCACCTCCAACTGCTGCTGCCATAATTGTGGCTTTAAATGTTTTCGGATCTAAGTTGTATTGTTTAGCCATTGTTGCGATCAAACCAGTATCTTTTTTTGCTTTCTCTTTGGCTTTGTGTTCGTCAAACTTTTTCATAGCCTTACTTGGCTCTGGTATTTTTTCCATATATTTCTCCTATACTTTTAAACGAAAGGTGCGACTCGAAGATTCAGTAGCGTATTTGTCATACATCCCATCGTCTTTGAGTCGCTTGGTGTCAACGCGACGCGTGGTGCTCTCTTTCCAGGTCGCGAGAAGTTGGCCTTTATCATCTGTGAGTAATGAATAATCAGCCATCTCTTTTTGGATCCCCACTTGAAGATCACTTTTAATCTTTGTGAGATCTCGAATTTTTAAAGTAACTCCACTTAGCTTGGAGCATTTAGCTGCAAGTGAATAGTTAGAGATAAGTGTTTCTCCATTGTCACTTGGCCATTTGTTTTTAATATCTGCAGTGTTGATCGGATCCGGTTGAACTTTAGCCAGGACATTATCATTCCAAAACTCAATTTCCCTTTTAACCAGGTGATCTATAATTTCTTGATCTCTTGGTATGTGATAGATCCTAAAGTCATTGCCATTGATCAGAACTGCAACATCAGCAAACTCAGCATCAGTAACAGCCATGTAGTGATAAACCTGGGCCAAGTAATATTCTGGAATATCAGTTGATCCAAGCTCCCCCCAATCTGGAGAATAGCCAGAGGTTTTACATTCCAGGATTCCATTCTTGCCGACGATCTCTCTGTCTAGGTTAGCAAGTATGAAGTCATGATCTTTGTGGGCAATGATCCTGTTGTTACGTCGGACTTTATTGCCAGATCTTTTCTCATACTCAGCTGCGACTATATCCTCCAGGGTTCTTCCCCAATACATACGTTCGCTATCTGGTGTATCTTCTGAGCTACCAATCTTATCCAGGTAAACATCAAGAGGAGATCTCCATTTACTTAATCCAAGGATCGCACCAGCGTCCGATCCGCCTATACCACGCTTCCTAGCTGCAAGCCATTCGTCGTGAGTCATATCTTTTGTGTTAGTATTTTTATTCATAGTAGTAGTATTATATGCTATTTTTAGTATCATGCGCTATTATTTGTATCACTTAAAGACGTTAAAAAAAGCAATATGTGATTGTGCATCCTGGACCACAAGATCTCTTTCCTTCAGCCATTTCTCTCCCTGGTCAATTGCTTCAGATCTTGACATACCTCCAATAACTAAATCTCGAACTGCATTCCATATTGACTTTGGAAAATGAGCACACTCATCTTTAAAGTCACAATACTCATCTTTCTCTTCAATTAGATCCATTGATCACCTCCGGTAATTTTTCTATTAAATGATTAAATTCTGAATTAGCACTTTTTGTCCGATCAAGCGCTTCTACACACTTGTTCAGATCTTTTGCTAACTCTGGCTCGATGTTACGATCATCAGCGATTATTCGTATATGAGCCATTAGGTTATGTATTAAGATATTAATCTGTGAAACTTTAAAACGTAATACGCTGTATTTTTCTTTACTCACACCTCCTCCTTTTTCCAATATAAAAGACTCTTGCCAATAACTTTAGATTTGAAGTTTCGATTAAATAAATTACAAAACCAAAATGCTTCAAGCTTGTCTAAGCTATCAAACTTTTTCTTATAAACAATCACATTGTGATCAGTTGATCCGAGCACACTGTCAAAATATTTATTTGGGAATTCTGCATGCTTTCCATACTCAACCCAATCATCAAAACCTTTTATCATTTCACCTCCTTAATTGTAATTTCTTTTAAACCCTCTTTTGAAATAGTAAAACTGCTATACATTCTTGGTCCAGTTAATGTGTACCAAGTCATATTTGGTTTTGGTTCTGGATCTGGTTTATATGGATGAGGGTATTTCTCAATTTTTAAAACCTCTGCAATATATGGTTCGTAAAAATCATGTGACGTTTTAATTTTATCTCCAACTTTTATCATTTCACCTCCTTAACGTGATAAATAATCATAAGCTTCCCAACTATCAAACCGATCGTGAATTGGTATCGCTCCATAAAACCTATGTCCGAGCATCTCTTCGATAGCTGTATTAAATCGACTATCGCAAGTTGCAGCATAGTTTCCATCAAAAACTGGACCCATCATATTGTCTGGCTCATTTACTGGTTTTAAAACAACAGTATTTAAAGCGTTAGCAACTAAGGCAAACGCTGGCCTGTGATCATCTGGCTCAAATGGCCCTGGCACATTTATAACGCATATTTCTGAAACTCCACCATCAGTAGAGTTTCGTTTATTTTTATAAACATCTACATGTAATCCCATTATTTTTTTCTCCTAGTTGACAAAATAATGCCCCTGGCAAATGCCAGGAGCTCCGCTTTACGTTTCTTATTAATGGCCCCACCCCGCAGCTGTTTCATATTTTGGATTTCCATCCCAAAGAGATGCCCAGGCAAATTCATAGATTTTGAAATCTCCATTCTTAGTCAAGCGCTTTTTAAATGGCTCTTTGTATTTGTATGTCAGATCTGGGACAACATAATCACAACCTCGACCAGATTCTTCATCCACTCGTTTGTTACCAACCTCTTGTAAAGTGAATGTCGCTTTTCCAGACTTATCAATCAGCTCATAAAAATTGATGTTGGTCTGATCGTAACCCCAACTTATATAAACAATATCTCCTATTTTCATTACACTTTCTCCTTTTTAAATAACTTCGCAAATCGCTTGTATTCATGATCTGGCATACCAACAACTTCTGCAAGATAAAACTCATAAAGCTCTTTGGCATCAATAGCATGATCAGCAAGAATTTCTGCTGCACATCCTGGCTTGTAGAAATCATTGACAATGCCATAAGCAATGGCGAATTTCTCGCCATCACTCATACCCTTAAAATATGCTTCGTGACTCATTACACCTCCTCTGGTAAAGCACAACGTGGAACAAAGCCATTCATGACTTTGAATTTATATCGATCAATGTTTCGACTCAATCCATAGAGATCGTGCATAAAGTCACTCAATCCAAAATTAAGCAGCTTCTCAAAGTCCAGGCCAATATCAACATGGGCATTAAGAAGATCACATCGGTAAGATATTTCGTCGTTGTAGAGATCGCACTCATTGACAGCTCGATCCACAACTTTATTGAACAATTTAACATTCGGAACTTTTATCATTTTTTCTCCCTTTCTTATTAAATCACCACCTAGTATAGTTACAAATTGTATCCTTGTCAACAATTAATTACACACAGTATCTTAAAAAAGATAAGAAAAGTAGGCCACTAAAGGCCTACAGAGATAAAAATTATTTTTAATTAATGGATAAAGAGATTATCCAGTGATGTATTTAGCGTGAATTCCTACAATATACAAACAACTAAAAAATATAGTAATTTTAATAATTCGTTCTTTAATCTTAGATCGATATGAATCAATGATCATTTTTTGCGCTAAGTGCTTTCTTGCTTTTTTACGCTTATCTAAATTTACAAATGTGTCGCTATCTAAAATATACTTATTTTCCATTCCAACTCCTACGCTTTTTTGACTGGTCGTTGCGATGCCCCTCCAGTTTTGTTAGCCCTCACTTTTTATTGTGGTCTTGGGATTTCCACAACACTGAACATTTTTTAGTTCAGTATGAACTATAATACTATAGTTATCTTTTAAGATGTAACTAATACAATCAATTCTGTAGCTTTTTTTGCATCAATTTTTTGACCATCTTTAGCAGATCTATACAAATACGTTGTCATCTTTGCAGCTTGGCTTGCTGATAAAACTAAATCCGCGTGTTCTTCAGCTTCTTCAACCAAGCGTAAACATTCTTCCAAAGTATCATCATCAACTGCAGTATTTTCACCATTGTCAGAAACCAGCCAACTCAGCGACACACCGAGGAATTTTGACAATCCTTCTAATTGATCTAGTGTTGGTTTTGATCTTCCAGTGAAATAATGACCAATAGCACCACGAGTATTTTTACCCATAGATGGTGCAATATCAGTTTGCGTTAATTTTTTTTCTGCCATCTTACTTTTTGCTCTAGAAATCCAGCTCGACATAGACTTTCCCCTGTAAAAATTTGTAGCTTTCCAATGATATATTCTACCAGAATTGTAGCTATTTTAGAATAATGTTTGTATCTTTCAGAGCAATATGATACAATTTGTCACAATTTATTGGGAGATTATGAAAAAATGACATTAATTGAGTACGGAAGAAAAGAGAAAGCACTCGGCAACTTCAGGTCCCTTAATGAGATCTGGGGAAGTATAGCACAAGAGCTTGGAGTATCGACTCCTTTAGTAAAGCTTTGGGCCAACAAGCAAAGAAGAGTAGCTGATTTACATGTGATTAACCTGGAGAAAGCTACAGGCGGAGAAGTTGCTCGCCACCACACCAGGCCAGATATATATCCACCGGAGGAAGTTCGATGAAAACTAAACGAGATTCAATCGTTGTTTATCGTTCTTTTTATGAAGCTGCTAAAGCTTTAGGAGATCAAGAGGAATTACAGCTTTATAGAGCGATCTTTGAGTTTGGCCTGGATCATAAGAATTCTGAAATGGGACCAATGGCTGCAGCAATGTTTAAGCTGATCCAACCACAGCTGGAAGCCAATTATAAGAAATGGCAGAACGGAAATAAAGGTGGACGACCAAAGCAAGAAGAAAGCGAGAAAGAACCTAAAGATAACCAAAAGGAAACCAAGAACGAACCTAATGTAAATGTTAATGTTAATGACAATGTAAATGATAATGCTAATGTCTTTATTGGGTTGCAGCTCAATGATAAATCCCTTTTTCCAATCTATGAGGATGATCTCGTAAAGTATAGAGATCTGTATCCGGCTGTGAATGTTGAGCAAGAGCTTCGCAATATGGTGGGTTGGATTGATGGTAATCCTAAAAGACGTAAAACAAAATCTGGAATCAAGAAGTTTGTCAATGCTTGGTTATCGAAAGAACAAGATCAAGGCGGTAGGAGATCTCAAGGACCAGCTAAAAGATCTGGACTTAACTTATTGAAGGAGGTCGCAAGATGATTGCAGCTGAAGAGAAAAAAATAGCGGGAAGGGTGATTGCCAGGTTCAAAGTAATGTTTCCTTCATTTGGTGCCAGGTTGGATGATGATGAAGATTGGATGAACCTAACGCTTGATGAATGGTCGAAAGGTTTATCTGGAATACCTAATGTTGATATTTTGCATGCGATCGAATTGGTTAGAAGATCTGGATCTGATTTTGCGCCATCGCTTCCTAAGTTTATTGAATATTGTGGTGGTCGACCAAAGCTTAACAAGGCTTTAGAACAAAAAAAAGAACCGGTAAGAGATTATGCTCAGATGTGGATGAATGCTGATGACAAAGGGAAGTATCGATTCTTTGTTGATCATCCCTTTCATGAAGTCCCTGGTTATGTCCAGGTCTGGTTTAAGAATTACAACAAGCAGCATAGAGGTTGGACCAATCACGAGTCAGAAAAGATGATCCGATTCTGGGCCCAGCCACAATGGTTGGACGTGTCTGATGATGAACAAGATACTAGAAGGGATCGCATTAATCAAATGATCGACGAGCACCAGAAAAACATTATTAATTATTTTATGAATAGGAGAAGCGCATGAGCGAAGAGCTTAAAAAAGCAATACTTGAATTGAGAGAAAGAGTTGAAGGAGCTGAGAAGCATTCTGGTAAATGGCCGGATCCTTGGACAGTCGATCTCAATAAAGCAATAAAGAAAACAATAGTTCCTAAGAAAAAATAATGGCAGACGTTGAGCACCAGGTCCAAAAAGCAATATGTGATTTACTAGATCTTCACAACATTTGTTATTGGGCAGTTCCAAATGGTGGCAGCAGAAATCTAAAAACCGGATCTAAATTGAAAAGAGAAGGAGTTAAACCTGGTGTCCCAGATCTCACGATCGTTCATTCTGGAAGATATATTGGTTTGGAAGTTAAAAAGCCTAAGACTACTTCTCCGAAGGGAAGGTTAAGTAAAGTCCAGGTCGAGTTCCATAAAAAGATCGAAGCTGCGGGTGGACATGTTGAAGTTGTTTACTCTTTGGAAGATGTAATAGAAGTCATTGATCGGTTGATGATCAGTGTTGATAAAGAATATAAATTTATAGAGGATCAATGGTGGGCCAAAGTATGAATAAGTTAACAACAAAGCAAGAGAAGTTTTGCAAATCTTTCATTGAAACAGGGAATGCGAGTGAAGCATATCGGCAGAGTTATGACTGTCAAAAAATGAAAGGACCAACAATAAATCGAAATGCAGTAGCACTTCTTGATAACAGCAAGATTGCAACAAGAGTCGGTGAGCTGCAATTAAACCTACAAAAAAAGTTTGAGGTGACTGTTGAATCACTTTCCAAAGAACTTGACGAGGATCGCCAATTAGCTAGATCCCTGGGACAACCTGGGGCAGCTATCTCAGCTCTCAACGTCAAAGCGAGGATCCATGGACTAGATAAGCAAGTGATGTCCAACGATCCAGAGAATCCAATGCCAGCAACTATACAAGTGGAGATATTAAGAAATGAAAATAATTAAACAACCAGTGGATTATCCGATTGAAGTCGAAGTTCATAAGCAAAAGATAAACAAACTATACCTGGGGATCTTCCTTGGGTTTTGGCTTGGTTATGCTCCTTATATCATCCATCAAATGCAATGGCTCCGATAGAGCATACATGCAATGTTTGTGCCAGTGAATATGACGAAGATGAGGGTGGAATTGAAGGTTACTTCGGCATCATTGAAGTAGCTTTTTGTCCCTGGTGTTATTCATCTATAGTTGATATGGTCCATTATCACGACATCTCTTATGACGACGACGAAACTTCGCATACAAATCACTGAAAAGTTTGAACCCTTTCTAGAACCACATCGCTATAAGGTGGCCCATGGCGGACGAGGTTCTGGCAAATCCTGGACAATCGCGCAGCTGCTGGTACTTAGAGCTTACCGAGAAAAGACAAGGATCTTATGCGCCAGGGAGATTCAGAAGTCAATCAATGACTCAGTGTTGTTGCTGCTTGCTGATACCATCGAGCGAATGGGCCTGGAGGATTTCTTTGAGATACAAAAGACACAGATCATTGGTCGCAATGGCTCACGCTTTAGCTTTGAAGGACTCAGATCAAACATCACCAAGATCAAATCAATGGAAGGAATCCAGGTGGTATGGTTGGAAGAAGCTGAAAAAATAACCGCTTCCAGTTATGACACACTCATTCCGACCATAAGAGCTCCAGGCAGTGAGATCTGGATCTCGTTTAATGCCCAGGATCTACTGGATCCAACTTACCAAAGATTCGTAGTCAATCCGCCAGAGGACTCATACGTTATTAAAGTCAACTATGTTGATAATCCTTGGTTTCCGAAAGAATTAGAGAAGGAAAGATTACACCTGGAGAAAGTCGATAAAGCTTTATACAAGCATATTTGGCTCGGAGAACCACTAGAAAATAGGAAGGGTGCTTACTATGCCAGGCAGATCGAAGCAGCCAGAGAGGATAACAGGATTACTAAAGTTCCAATTGATCCAGTGCTGCCAGTAAATTCATTCTGGGATCTTGGAATCGCAGACGCAACTTCGATATGGCTAATTCAGAGAGCTGGCACTGAGCTCAGAGTTGTTGGTTATTATGAGAATAGCGGAGAAGGCCTTCAACATTACATTAATTGGCTGCATGACTTTCGAGATACGCATGGCATCACCTTCGGAGATCACTGGGCCCCACATGATATTCAAGTTCGAGAGCTGACTACTGGTAAATCAAGAAAGGATCAAGCGCGCCAAATGGGGATTGTGTTCCGAGTGACACCAAATCTACCAATCATGGATGGCATTGAAGCTGCCAGGAGAATATTGCCCAGGTGTTATTTCGATGAAAAGCGCTGCGCTGATGGAATTAGAGCTTTAAGTTATTACCGCTGCGAGTATGACGAGGACAAAAGAGTTTACAAGGATCGACCGCTGCACGATTGGAGCTCACATGGCGCTGATGCCTTCCGATATTTTGCTGTTGCCTGGATTGATAAACGCTATGAAGGTATGACCGGTCCAGCTGTACTCAAGCAAGATTGGAAGATCTTTTGACTTGGCTTAAACACTCACTCATTGAAGAGTGGAAGTATGATTATGCTGAATGGTATGTTTGTTTTGAGCATGGCGATATGCCCTGGAAACTTGCTAAATTACTTAAACCAGGCTTTCGTCATGTCTGGGCAGTACGTTGGGATGGCTTCAATTGGATCTCTTTTAATCCTAGGCTTGGCGGGACTGACATCGAGGTTTTACCCTTTGGTCCACAACATAAGATACAAAATGTTGTCAATGATACTAATTGTAGTGTTATAATCCACGTTAATATTCGTCGAGATAATACCAGGATCCGAAATCCCTGGCCTACACTTTGCACCTGTGTAGAGCAAACAAAGGCTTTATTAGGGATTGGAGGGATTAAGACTTGGTGGATTTATAGGCCTTATCAATTGTATAAATATTTAATAAAGGAGTGTCATGGGAAGCCGGAAAGATTCTTGGAGTTACGTTAAAGGTGGAGATCCTAACGCTAAAAAAGCAAACAAAACGGCTAACACAGCAGCTTTCAATAAGTCAGTTGACAAAATGAACGCAGATAAAAGACGCTTCCAAGAAATAGATCGTAGTGTTTCAAAAGGTACTTACACTCAAAAGAAAACAACAAGCAATCAGCGTAATTCGTTATTAGGCGGATTGTAATGGGACATTTAATTAATTAAGGAGCATCATGGGAAGCAGGAAACCAACACCACCACCGCCACCTCCAGCACAAACTAAAGCTGAAGTAAGGCAAGAGAAAGAAGAAGCCAAAGTTGACAAGCAAATTGAAGCTAGAGAAGAAGCTCGTAAACGCGCTAAGAAAGGTCGTCGAAGCTTAATTTCTGGCACGAAAGATGAAAGAGGTATTTACAGCAACACGTTAGGTTAATATGTCTAAATTTAAAATCCCTAAAGAGCTAGGGACAGTCAAAGAACTGATAGCTCGATATGAAGCAGCGAAAAGCAGAAAGGATCCTTGGATCAATCATCTAAGAGAATGCTATGATTTTGCACTGCCCCAGCGTGAAAACTTTTCCCTTCATACACCAGGACAAAAAAAGAATGTCGACATCTATGACTCGACCGCAGTCATGGGAGTTCAGAAGTTTGCATCAAGATTACAAGCTACTCTCATTCCGCCCTGGCGACAATGGACCAAACTCGTTGTTGGATCAGAAGTTGTTGAAGATGAAGATGAAGTCCAGGAGTATTTAGACGAAGCCAACGACATTCTATTTGATCACATTAATCATTCAAACTTTGCTACCCAGGCACATGAAGCTTTACTAGATCTCAGTGTTTCAACTGGCGCTTTAATGCTGGAAGAAGCCGAGCCAGGTGGCGATTCATTATTACATTTCACAGCAGTTCCGCTTGCAGATCTTTATCCAGAAGAAGGACCAAAAGGATCTATTGAAACGATCTGGAGAAATCACAGTGTACCAGCTAGGCATATTGAAAGGATCTGGCCAGGCGCTGAGTTATCAGATGAAGCTGCAAGAAAAGTTAAAGATAAGCCAGATGCTAAGATCGATCTGATCGAAGGCACTGTATTTGCTCCAAAAGAAAACGCTTATTATCAATGCGTGATCGAGAGAGAGCATCAAAAAGTGATATTTACAAGGTATTACGAAGTTTCTCCTTGGATCGTGTTCCGGGAAATGGTTGTACCAGGTGAGATCCTTGGTCGAGGTAGAGTGATGCAAGTGCTACCAGCGATCAAAACAGTTAATAAAGTTAGTGAATTTGCACTTCGCAATGCAGCTCTCGCTATTTCTGGGATCTACACAGTAACTGATGATGGAGTTATCAATCCATATAACATCAATCTGGAGCCAGGCACAGCCATCCCGGTCGGATCTAACGATAGTTCTAATCCTACACTTCGCCCTTTGGAAAGAGCTGGTGACTTTAATGTGTCTGAATTAGTCATGGAGGATCTTAGAGAAAGCATTAACAAATGTTTGTTTGCAGATCCTTATGGCGGTATGGACTCTCCAACTAAGACAGCGACTGAAATGTCAATGCGTGGTCAAGAATTGGTTATGGATGCCGGATCAGCTTTCTCCAGGCTGCAGACTGAGTTCATTGAAAAGATTATTAAGCGATCTGTCTATATCTTAAAGAAGAATGGCAAGCTTGGTGAGTTCAAAGTGGATGGTCGTGAAGTTACGATTAAGCACACTTCACCTTTAGCCAGGGCACAAGATCAAGAAGATATGTTAGCAGTACAGCAATACATGGAAATGACAATGGCACTTGGGCCAGAAGTCTTTGCGTTGGGAACAAAGATGGAAGATATGCCGAGCTATATAGGTAAGAAGCTGGGTATCGATCAAGAGTTGTTAAGATCACAAGAAGAGAGAACAGAAATGCAAGCGCAAGCAGCAGAAGCAATGCAAGCGCAGCAAGAACAGGAGATGCAAGATGGCGGAGAGCAGTTGGGATAAGTTAGATCTTGATGGTAAAGAGATACAAAAAACTAAGGAAGAGAACCAAGCTAAGTCGAATGAAATAGCTGGTCAATTCCAAGAGTGTTTTAGTACAGATGCGGGCAAATATGTTCTGGATCGGTTGAAATCTATTACGGTTGATAAACCAGTGCTAAACCCAAACTCGACACAATTCGGTGCCGGGATTAGAGAAGGACAAAACAACATAGTCAGACAGATTATCGACCAGTTGTCTTTGTCAGATAAAAAATAACTTTGGAGATAAATATGAGCGAAGAAGAAACTTTGATAGAAGAAAACCCAGTAGGAGAAGCTGCAACAGAAGAAGTAGTTCAATCTACTGAGGTCGAAGCAGCAGCACCAGAAGAAGGTGAAAAGCCTGAATGGTTAAAAGATAAATACAAATCAGTGGAGGACCAGGCAAAAGCCTATGCTGAACTAGAAAAAAAGTTCGGAGGTTTCACTGGATCGCCCGAAGGCGAATACGAAATCAAAGCACCAGAAGATCTGCCAGGCGAATTCGATATGGAAGATCCTAGGTTAGAGTGGTTTCAAAATGTAGCTAAAGAAACAAACATGAGCCAGGCTACATTTGATCAGA